GGTCCATAGATTTCAGGCGCCCCGAAGAATCCTTGACTGAGATGCCAAGGGCGGCCAGGGACTTACTTGCCCCGCCCATGTCGACCGCTGCGCCCTGCATGTTCTTTGCGAGGATGCCCATGCTCTTTGACACGCCCTCCATGTCCATGCCGGTGAGCTTTGCCATGTAGCCGAAGACCTTGAGCGTCTCATAGGAGGCGCCTGTCTTCTGCATCAGCAGCTCCATGCTCTCCGCTGCCTCTGTGGTCCCTCGTATGAGTTTGTAGATACCAGCGATAGAAATGCCGGCGCCGAGTCCCGCGAGGGCAGAGCCGAATGAGGAAAACCCGGAGCCGAGTTTCGACAGCATGCCCGTGTGCTTGCCGAGCAGGTCGTTGTTGGCCCTGGTGATCGCGGCGTTCTTTGCCTTTTCTGCTCTCTCGATCTCCTTGGCGGAGGCCACACCGGATTTCTTTATCGTTTCATAGGCGGCGGTGATCTCCGACTTCTTCTTGTTGATCTCCGCGATCGACGTCGTGGCGAGTGTCTTGTAAGCGTTGGTGATCTCCTGGCTTACCTTTATCGCCCGCGTTCCGTCTGCTGATATGATGAGTTTAACGTCGCTGTCGGCCATTGCCTTTTCCTTTAGGGAGACTGTCTATAATGATGCCCTCGCAGATTCGGACCTGATTCCAGAATAGTTCGTCCGTCGGGATCCCCATATCGTCAGCCACTCGCGCGACCGTGTTCCAGTCGAGTCCATAGGCTCCGGCGAATGCCACCCGTAGTTGCGTTGAACACAGGCGAAGACACGAGTATACCGGGTCGTTCTCCGGAAGCAACTGCGGGGGCGCCTTCGAACACTCCTCGCAGTTGAGCACTTTCTTTCTCTTCTTCGCTACGGCCTTGCATGTGTCGCAGTACCCCTTTTTGTCTTTGCCGTAGGCCCAGGCTACGGCGTCTATGAGTTTTTTTGCTGTTCTTCGACGACCTGGAATCCCAGTTCATTCGCCTTGTTGACGACCCTGACAAGTATGGCTTCCTCTCCGGAGGGAACCGGCATATGAAGGAGTTTCTTCTTGCTGTCGAGGTTTATCTCCACATGGGATACCGAACCGTCGGCGGCCTCTTCTCCCAGGCCTTCAATGTCCTCAACGAGGTGATCGTACATCGCCTCGAGGATCGCCTCTGCTTTCGCCTTGCCCTCTTTCATTCCCTTGAACCTGGCCCTGATCGCGTCCTCTATTTTCGGGGTTTTGGGCCGTACTTTGACCCGTATGGTTGTCCCCCAGATCTCTATCTCCATCCATTCGCCCTCGCGGGGCGTACCTTCGTTCCTCATGACGAGCATTGATTTTCCTCCCTTGACTCGTTAAACCGTTGCCTGGGTATTGACAAGTATCACCCTTAAGGCACTTGCGGCCGATGCGCTGCCGTAGAATGCTTCAAAGGCCAGTTCTACTTTGATGCCTTCATCACCGCTTATCGCCGGGGACTTGGGCTGGAGCTTCACTTCATCCATGATGAAGGTTAATTTTTCGTTGCCCAGGGACCCGGCGCCGGTACCCCGCTGGAAGTCGACTTCGATTGATATCGTCGTATTCGCAAGGGCAAGGTTGTAGAGCAGCACATCTTGAAAAAAGGTCGTCATCGTGCCCTTAACCGCGACCTTCCTGGCAGGCAGTGACACCCTCTCGCCGGGGTTCGATCTGTCTATGGCATAGTTGCCGCCGTCGAGGCCGTTATCGAGCGAGAAGCTTATCGCCGTCACATCGGCGAGAATGGTCACGCCCTGCGTGATCTGGGCTCCGAAGGCATCAAAGGGGCTGAAGGGATCGACAAGCGCGTCATCATCGAAAGGAACGTCCCTGGGGGTTTCCTTTGCCCCCATGATATCGAAGTTGAGGGAGATAAAACCCTCCTGGGGGCAGTCGACGTCCATCTTCGAGAACTTGCATCCGTTGTAAAGGAAATACTTACCGATATCCTGGAAGGCCTTCTCATAGCCGAAAGAGGGAAGGCTTCCGATGGTGAAGGTGTGGGTGTAGATACCGGATCCCGGGACCGTGGAGCAATTGCCGAAGGCATAAAGTAGCAGACGCTCGATGTAGGCGTTAAGCTCGCAGTTGAGAGGTCCGCCAATCGACTTGTTACCCCTGACCGGCTCCACAGGGTTCCGGTTCGACCGGAGCGTTTTGGAACTCTGCAGGGGCCTGTCCATGACGACGCCCTCGGACACCAATGGGATGATCTTCCCCTGGGAAGACAGGGCCCGCACGTCATCGATCCACAGGTTCACGGCGCCCTTGTCGACGTGCTGCTTGATGCCGGCACTGATGACAGCCGTCAAGAGCGCGGGGTTTGCCAGGGCCATCTTGTGGAAGGTCCAGATATTGGCCGGTGTCGCCGGGATGTTGAGCGTCTCGAGAGGACTTGCGCATTCGGCCGTTTCGTCCAGGAGCAGCTGCATATCACCGGCCTCGAGGGCGACGTCGGAGCGGAGCCAGATCCCGACGTGCGTATATGCCGAGAGGTTCTTGGCCGCGAAATTGTTCGTGCTCAGGAGCTCATCGGCGCCCGCGGCAAGGGCCACGGCTATCTTTGCCGAATGGGTACCCACCTTGAAGATCGCCGCATCAGCGGTATTGGTCACGTTCACGTTGGTGTGCTCGTCCCAGGCCGCTTCGCAGTCCTCGATGACGAGTTCCGGGGATTGCTTGAAAATGCTTTCTGTAAAAACCGTGATTCTTGCCTCAGAGCCTTGTGCCTGCATGACTGCCTCCTATTCGTAGGGATTCCACTTCATTGTCTGGTACGTTATGTTGAGGGTTATCGTTACTCCCCCGATAATTGTCTCCACCTCTTCCACTTGCATCTCGTTGCTGACGGGATCCGTCCGGGTGGCGAGCCTGCCCCAGGTCTGGTCGACCCCGATCGCCTTGATGATGTCGGCCAGGAGCGCCCGGATCTGCTGGGCGGTGGTCTTGCCCTTCGCCGTCGCCACCTTGAATTCCATCGTAAGGACGTGATTGTGATACCCGATGGTGCCGGTGCTGGCGTTTGAATCGTCTTCGGAAACATCGCGCCAGTTGAGGGCCGGGAGTTCGTTCTCGTCTATGGGGTTGCCCCGCCACTCGAAGACGTGGTTTCCCAGGTCGGTGTTGTAGCCGTTGGCGATGAGGATCGTTTTAAACCTTGCATCAATTTTCTGGCATATGAGCTGCCGTTTAGAGTCCATGTCAATCCCTCGATAGGACCAGTATCACCGATCCGTTGCCGTCCGGCTGGATCTCGATAATGGCGTGTTCGACGCCGTTCACGGTCAGGGTGTCGTCGGCTGTGGGGGACGCCGATCGGTCTCTTATGGAAACCCCGGCGACATCGGCGGCCATGCACTCAAAGCGCGTTCGGTACGTCTGCACGTCGCCTATCGTCACCCAGCCGCGCCCGAAATCACCCCTGACCTGAACGCCCCTAAATGTGACGACGCTCCCTGCAGCGTCGTTTATTATGTTGAAACCGGTCCTCAGGGCGTCGTCGAAGATGGTCACTTGCTGCCCTCCTTGAGGTTCGTGAGAATGCTTTGGCATTCTTCCTGGTAGCCCTTGTCAAGCTCGCGGTTCTTGAGGAACCCTTTTGCGCTGTCAACAGAATCAAAACAGTAGAAGCCGTCTTTTACGGTGAAACCTACCGGATAGTACTCCGGAGGGGAAGGAGGTTCCGGGATCTGCTGTTTTATGTATTCACTCCTTACTATCTGACCGCTCGAGCCCGAACATCCCGTTAAGACCATCCAGAATAGGATCAGCAGAACTGCTCCCGCCAGAGTTACTATTTGTCTCATTTCCTGTCACCCCCGGTTTTAAACTGTCGATCCTGCGTATTTTCGACATGGTCTTTTCTTTGAGCTTGATTCGCGCGTCGCAGCTTTTGACGGCGTTGTCACGCTCCGACGTGAGGCTCGATATGGCGGCCACGTTCGTCTCGTTGGCACCCTTGCAGGTCTTGAGTTCCCCCTCCCTTACCGCGAGGGTCGCTTTGACTCCGTTGATTCTGACCTGCTGGACCCATCCGGCAAGGGCGGCGCCTATGATTGCCGCGACCAGGTAGGGCCATGCTACCCGGAACACCTTGAGCGCGATTGAGTTCATTTTCTGTACCCTTCTCCCTTCCGTATCACGTCGTGCGGGTATCGGATATTGACCTGACAGAAGTCGAGAATCTTCCCGCTTTTCAAGCGGCGCTTTTTGCGGGCGCATTGCTGCTCAACGAGAGAGGTTTCACAGGATCCCGCGCGGCGGATCTCCCGATTGAGCAAACCGGCACCGCCGTTGTAGGCCCTGAGCGCGTAATACCAGCCCTCACAGATAACGGCTCCATACAGATACTCGTCATAGATTATGAGGGCCCTGATCGACCATGTGGTATCGTAGGGCGACGGCCTTTCGGATATCTCCTGCAGTGCGGTTTCGCGGCTATGCAACCACTCCGCCGTCGCGTCCATGAACTGTGCGAGACCCCGTCCCTGATCGAACGCGGTGACTGTCCGCCTGCACCCGCTTTCCTGCTTGAGCTGACCCAGGAAAAGCCACCATTCGGCGTGCAGACCGAACCGATATCTCGCTTCCCGGATCACCTGGGAGCGGTATTTCAGGCAACGGTCGGCCGTTGTTTCACAGTCCCCAGGCAATGCCCAGGATAACAGCGATATAAAGCAGGCCACGGAAAATAAGGACACTGCGCCTTTCATATGATTCCATCCTCTCGATCGGTCCGAAGATCGGTTTATATGCAATCACCCAGAGCACCTCAACGACTATGATGCCGACGACGATCTGACACGTCTTGTAGAGGAGCAGGGGAAAGTCACCCGGTTTGAGTGCGAACATGAGGGCGAAAACCGCCAGGAGCGGCAGGCCGAGCCGCAGGAAATACTTCTTCACGTTACCGATGCACGGGATCTGTAACATAAAAAAACCTCCTTAGAATACCTTGACCTTGAGAGTGACAAGGATGAGTATCATGACCGCCCCTCCGACCACGCTACCAGCAAAAAGACACAGCGTCTTGAGAAAGAGCCATTTCTCGAGCGTTCTCAAACGCTCGTCCATGCTCTTTAGCGTGTTGAGCACCATCCAGTGGCGTTGCTCGGGGCTTGCCTTTTCCCAGTCTTTTTCTGTGACCGTTATGAACCTATCGTTTGCCATCCCCCGTCCCTCCGTCGGAATTCGTTGATCACTGAGCCACGTGGCGAAGTAGGGCCGGGTTTGAAGCCCGGCCCTTCCCGACTGTTTCTATTTCGTCGTGATATTGCTGAACAGGTAGACGCACTTTGCCGAGATGTCGCTCACGACATTGCCGTTCTCATCATAGGATTTCAGGAGGCACTCGTCGCTGTCGTGGCGCACGCGGAAGATATCGCTCCTCCTGGACTCATCGCGATACTGCTCGACGATAGGCTCTGCCGCCGAATCTTCGGTCCAGATGAAGGTGCGGCCAACGCAAGGTTCGAGAAGATCGACCCTCTCCGTAGCGATGCGGACCAAGGCCGCGTACTCGTTGTCCCAGATGTCGGTAATGTTTACGGAGAGGCCCTTGCCCTTCGAGTCATAGATGCCCCCGCCAACAAGCACCCTGGGAACGTTGAAGATTCGCGCCACCTCGACGGCTCCGACGCTGTTGATGTCGATGCCGGGGAAGGTGAATTTGAGCAGGTCAACGATCTGTGCCACCCTCCTGAGCCTCTCCAGAGTTGTATAGCTGATGACCAAAGCGTTGGGCAGCATGCCACACTGCTCGCGGAACGCCAGTTTGCCCACTGTCACGTCATCGATCGGAGTGGCGGAGGACGCGTCGTCCCATTCGTTCGACACGGCATGGGGCGTAAAGTTAGACGGGTTGAAAAGCTTGCTTGCGATACGCCGCTCCTGATTGCGCACGATGATACCCATAGCTCTTCTCGTGGCGATGAAATCGCCCTGGCCGGGTGCGCGTCTCTCGAAAAGCTTGCGTTCCCTGTCGTCTATGGGTTCTTCCCAGCCGTTCTCTCTCGTGGCATACTTGCCCTCTTCGTGCTCCCAGTCGCCCCGGTTGTACTGGCCACGCGGGGCTCTGGAGGTGTCCTCGAGAGCAAGGAGCGCCTTCGCCGGGATAACGGGAAAACCGGAGGATTGTTCATCCACCGCAAAGGGCGGCATGATCTGGAGCCCGATGTTGGACATCGCCTCGCCTTCCAGATACTCCATGGCGACGACGCCGAGGTCGGGTCTGTATATGCTCGGTGTATTCGATGATCTCATCTTGTGTTACCTCCTTCTTTTTGTGGTACCGTCGGGCATCATCGTTACGCCGTCAGGCACTTTCTGGTGACTTCGAGCCAGGGCGTCAGCAGGACGAAGTCATCGGCCGGGAGCTGACCATCCTTGGGATGGAGCACGCATGTCAGCACGCAAGGTGCCGCAGGGGCATTGGCCGCGGTAATCGTGAGAGTCTTCTCCTGGTAGGCCGCGTCGGCGGTTGCAAGAAATTCCCCGGAATCACCGCCGCAATCGGTATCGGCAGCCGGATCCGCGCCGACCTCGGAGAAGTACGCTTCGGCGGTTATGACAGGAGAGTCGGCCTCGTCGGCGCCGGCCTTGACGATCGCTCCCATAAGGTGCAGGACCACGTCTGCCTCGTCATTGAAATCCTGGGGCATGACGAACTGCATGATAATGTCGTCGGGGGTCGCCTGGTTGTTCCACCGGATTGCCAGGTCTTTGTTGGAAAGTTGCGCCAATCCGACACCGGTCTCGCCATCGGCGAACTTCCCGAGTGCGGTCCCGTCCTCGAGACAGATTATACTCGGGGCCATGGTGTGCTGTGCAGTCTTGATGCCCTGCATGATCTCGGCAAGGGCAGCCTCTACGGTTGTACCCGTGATCAGGCTTCCGGAATCAGCAACGGAGACGGTGGCCGCTGTGGTGGATTTTACGTTCCAGGGGGCCATTTCGATATGCTGGTTGTCCGCGCCTGTCTCGAGGGCGATCCCCTGGGCGGTACCAGAGGCCGCATCGGACACCATGCCGTCGTTGGCACCATAGAGAACGGTACCCCTGTTTATGGCGGTGTCGACCAGGCATTCGACCTCGAATGTTCCCGGATAAGAATTGAGGCGACACGCGACCAGGTCGGCGAGGACGACGGCATATTCCGTTATGCCTATATAGTCTTCGCCTGCATCAGCGTAAACGACCTCCGGAGGCGTCGTGGTGGTACCCGATTTTATCTTGATCCGACGGCGGGCTTCCAGGGCCTCACCGGCCAAGAATGTTTTAATTCCTTCGTTGTACATGTCCCTTACCTCCCTTCGTTTGCTTTTTTGATGTATTCCCGGTGCTTCTCCGGGTGCAACTTGGTTATTGCCTGCAGAGCCGCCGTCATGGAGCACTTGTGCGTCGCTACATATTCGTTGACCAGTGCCATATAGCCCTTCTGGTCCTCCTGCTTGCCGTCGGCCCCGCCCACGGGTCCGGCGCCTGCGGCCGTGATGGCTTCGAGCATCTTGCCCTTTTCCTGAGTGACGAGGGTCGTTTCTTTGTCCTGCTCTCCGGCAGGCATGGTCCCCCTGATCGCCTTGAGCTGTTCCACGGTTACGCCGGTAGCGACGATAGAGGTGAACTCCTCGCCTGCTTTGGCACCGAAAACGGTTTCCATCAGGCCGAGGATGCGGGTCCTTTCCGCTTGTGCTGCTGCCTCTACCGGAGCCTTCAGGTCAACACCGGCCACTGCCTGCTCACGTATCGCCGTCACAAGTTCCGGGTACGTGGCGGCGAGCTGTTCGATTGTGGTGATATCTTTCATGCTACGCTCCTTCCCGGAGGTTTGCCCTCCAGATTTTAGATAATATCCGGCCTGCGGCGTTTGAACCTGCGACAGCGCCAGTTGTACAGCCTGGTCAATATTTGCTATGCCGTCGATGAGACCGGCGGCCTGCGCCTGCTCGCCGATAAAGTAGTCGGTGACATCCGTTGACATGTCCGTGAGGACTCTCTCGGATGTAACGCCACGATACCTCGCGATGGCGTCGATCATAAGGGAATAGTAGTAGTCGGCTTTTTCTTCGATGCTCATCCGGCCCTCATCGGTCAACGGCCCGGAGGATATGATCCTCTTGTATTTCCCGCGAAAGATCTCGGTGGTTACAACACCGGAGGCTTTCTCCTGGGCAGAGGTATCGCGATGGGCGTAGACAACGCCGATCGAACCGACAACGGCGGCGACATCGGTGGCATAGACCCGGGATGCGGCGGAGCCGACGAGATACGCCGCGCTCGCCATGGTGCCGTACGCAAGGGCTATCGACGGTTTTTTGTCGCGGGCATTATAGATAATCTCGGCCAGTTCAAAAACGCCGTCTATGGTACCGCCAGGAGAATCAATCTTGAGGATGATAGACTTGACGGCCGGATCTTCAAGCGCAGCGTTGAAGTCGGCGGTGAGTTTCTCGATGGACACGCCTCCGGAGATCTGCATGAAAAGGTTCATCCGTTTCGAAATGATGCCGGTCACATCAATGACGGCCACGCCGTTTACATTTTCAAACCCGGCCGGCCGGTCATTGTTGAGGGGCCTGCCGAGTGACGCCTCGATGGCCGGAATATCGGCCTTTTTTCCATCCAGGCGATCAAGATAGATGCGATCAATTTCATGGAGCATCTGCTCAGTGATGGCCCAGGGCGTGCCGTTGATAAATTTACCGATCAATTCGTACATGGGGGCACCTCATGATTGTTCCATGTTGTTCTCGTCGTTGTTCTCGTCGTCGACGGTGTCTTCGCCGGATTTCTTTTTGTCGTCGTCATTCTCATTCTCTTTTTCTGCCCATTCTGCCGCCTTCGCGGGTTCTATCTTCTCTTCCGTAAGGCCGCGCTCCTTCATCATCTCCTGTTCTTCCTGGAGCTGGTCAAGGGTTGCCCGGAGGTCTCCGCCGCGTTCCGCGATCGAATCGGCTCGGGTCTTGAGGTTGTTCTGAATCAGAAGCGCGTCGGCCTGTGCGGCCTTGATGGGCTCGATGTCGCCCTTTGGGCTTCCCCGCCAATCCGCCCGGGTGATCGCTTCGCGGAACTCGTAGAACTCCTTGGCATCGATCTCGCCCTTGAGATAGGCCTCTTCTTGAAGCATGGTATATATCTTCTGACAGGTGTCCTCAGCAAGGGATGTGCGGTACATCATGAAAACGCGCCATGCATCGAGCATAACGGACCGGAAACCGGCGAAATTGACTCCGTCGGTGTCCTTGAAGGCGATGGCGTAAGGGAGATTAAGACCCAGGGCCATGCCCTTTTTGATGACCTTCGTGAACGGGTCAAAGGTGGTGCCAGGCCTGTTCGGGGAAAGGAGGTGTGGTTTCTCTCCGGTGTTGCCGTACATGATCGTGCCGCCCTCAAATTCCTGGTACCTGATTTGGCGGGCTTGCGCGCCGGCACCGGGCCTGTCGCCACCTTCCGTGAGGGCCGCGAGGTTGGCGGCCACACCCATGGGATCAGTACCCATCGGCAGTTCGATGAACATGGAGATCGCCGAGGCGATGAGGTTCGTCCATAGTTCTGTCTCGAGATAGTCGGTAAAGTCGCGGAAGAACTTCATTCCCGACGTGAACGCCGGCAGGCCGCGTATCTGCTCCGGCTCGCGTGAGATAAACCGATGGATGACATTTAGCCTGTGCCCGACCGCGGCAGGTATGCGGCGGAAGTTTTCCGACGTGTCCGGCAGGGTTGAGATGCCGTTGGGAGATGAGAGCTTTATCCAGTAGGCGACTGGCTCGCCATAGGGGCCGATCTCTATACCATCGCGGATGTTTGGCTCATTGATCTTGTCCACGGGCGTCTTGAGCCGTTGCGGATTGATCACATGGCAGGCTAGGCGGTAGGGCCGGAAAGGGTCCTCGATCATATAGAGCAAGATGAGATATTCGCCGTATTCTATGAGGTTGCGAATGCACAGGTACTGGATGGCGCCAAAAGTGAGGCGTCGCGTCGCGTCGGCGAAGGGATACCAGCGACGGTACACGTTGCGCTGGGCAACCTGGAGCGCGCGGACCTTCTCCTTCTCATAAGGGAGGAGATCGGTATCGAGAGCGGGAATAGGGGTAAGGCCTGAGCCCGCTACAGTGGTGGCAAAGGTGTCGACAACACCTGATGCGTGGGGATCATTGTTCGTAAGATCCACAGACCGCGCGACGATCGTTTCCCTGTCCTGCGCTTCGCGAGTAGCGGAAAACTGCCGCTGGGGTGCCCAGTTCCTGTAAGTCGACTTGTCGCGGCCGGCGGCTTGCTTTCTGTACGAATACCAGGCATCAGGGGTGATGAGATTGCCGGAGGGACCGTACAGCTTGACGGGGTGTGCTGGTTGCTGCGCCAGGATCTCCATTGCCATCGCGTTACGGGCGGCCGTGAAGATCTCAAGTTTGCGGGCGATGGAGTTCATCGTGCCTTATACCCTCTCGAAAAGACGGGGCCGCCGCCGATGCCCTGCTCGGTCCTGTATTGAGTGAGAAGGGCCTGCTCGCGGGCGTAAAGGGTGCTCAGATCGGCGTAGGTGACGCTGCTTCCGTTAACCGTGACGCCCTGTGCACCGCTCTCAATGGCGGCGATGGCGGTCTGTACGGATTCGAGCTTTTCTGCTGTGGTCTTAATGGCCACGAAACACCTCCTTGCTTGATTGGCTGCGGGAACTGGGCTCGAACACAGTATTTCTTGCCTGAGAGGCAAGCGTCCTGCCATTTAGACGATCCCGCAATGGTCCGGAGTGGTGTCTTTTGATCATGGCGATATCATCGCACGGGAAAAACGATGAAAAACCAAATCCGGGTCAATCTCGGGTCAAAAAGGGGGGGCATTTCGGGTCAATCTCGGGTCTTAAAGTTCTTGACATGATTTTGTATGGGCGAAAAAAACAGCCAAAAAAAAGGCCCCTCGATTGAGGGGCCGGTTATCTCAAATCTGTGCAAAAAGTGGCATGGTGTCCGAAACGGTGGGCGGGTCCGCCTTGGGCGTTTCCTTCTTGACCTCCTTCGGGTGGTGCTTTGCTCTGCTGTTGTAAATCGAACGCTTAAGGTCGCGTAGAAGGCCCATTCTGTAGCTGTCAAGCCTCTCTACCCGGATGTCTGGCGGGACCTCCTTTCCTGTGCGCTCCAGGGTTCTTGTGCAGACATAAAGATATATCTCGGACCAGTCCCGATCGAGAGGTGCGTCAAGGGAAGCCGAATAAATATAGGCCATGACCTCCGCATCCGTGGCCGAGCCGGGCTCGCCGGTCATTAGCGCGCAAAGTCGCTCCGTAATGATTTGACCGCGAACCCACTGAGGAAGAGTGTCCGCCCAGGGCGAACGGTGCAGGACGACAGGGTCCGTCAGCGCGTGTACTATGTCGTCAATCCCGCGCTCTGGCTTCTCCTGTTTGCGTTTCTTAATTGTGTCAAGGTCAAAGAGCATGCAAGACCCTCCCTATGCGGCCGATGCGGCTGTCTTCATCGCCTCGCCCGCGAGGGCCACCTTTCTGAGTTTCATAAGATGGTTAATTATCAGGTCGATACGCTCCGGCGTGATGGACGAATGGTAGGCCGCTTTCTTCAACACGTCCAACGAGGTCTGAGACACGAGCCGCTCTATGGTGCCCAGGAGGGTCTTGACGCTGTCAATCGACTGTCTGTCTTCTTCCGTTATGGTCTGGAGCACGAAAAGGTTGTCCTGATTCTCGAGCATCAACAGGCCATCCACGAAGGCCCGGAGCTTGTTGTACGTAGAAAGCTCGCCGGAGATAATCCTTCTTCTGATGAGTTCCTGCTTGTCGGGGTCGACCCTGGCCATCTCCTGCGCCTGGGCGTTGCTGAGCGTGCCGTCAATAACGAGCTTCCTGTTCTCGTCGGTGAGATTGAGAAGGCATATCTTTTCATCGATGCGCCAGATCTGCTTGAAACCCATCTTCTGTGCCAGTTGCTCCGCCGTCCATCCCCTGTCCATGAGGTTCTTGTAGGCAAGGGCGATCTCAATGACGTTTAGATCCTCTCTCTGGATGTTCTCGAGGAGGGCCAGCTCTTCAACAAGGGCGTCGTTGATTTCATCTATCACCGCGGGCATTTCTGTGAGGCCCGCAAGGAGAGAAGCGCGGTAACGCCTCTCTCCGGCCACGATCATGTATCGGCTGCCGCGCGGCGTGACCAGGATCGGCTGGCGAACCCCGTACTCCTTGATGGACATGGAAAGTTCTTCGAGCTTCACCGGGTCAAAGTCCTTGCGCGGTTGGTTCGGGTTGGGGAATATGTCTTTAATGGGTAATTTGGTTGTGCTCATGCTTCGCCTCCCTGCTCCTGACGGTCTTCTTCCTCTTCTTCTTGGTATTCTTCCTCTTCGGTTTCCTCAGGTTCCGGCTTGACAGGTTCGACGGCCTTGATCTCGTCGGGCACTTTCCCGGTAAGGTCGACACCGGATTTGAGGATAAGGTCTATAAGCTCGCTCTTTTTACAGT